CTTAGCATCATAAAGTATATACTTTTCGTTTTGAGGTAAATTTACCACAAAATAGAACTTTTACAGGATGTCCTTAATTTTCTCTTTGACAAACGAAATAAGCTGGTTCTCCTGATAGGCTTACTTTCATTATAAATCCGCTCTCCCTAAGTATGTTAGTGTAAATTGACAGTGGGTCGCCTAAAGTGCAAGGCCATGCTTTGAAGAACTGGCGTAATTTAGCATCTGTATAGACTTCGTCGCAAGTGCTTTCGTCTTTAGCTGGTTTGTAGTGTTGAATGAAAGCATTAATTTTGTCTTGGATAATGTAATCTTCAAGTGAAACACCGCTACTTTTCTCTTCTTCGTTATTGTCTTTTTTCATATTATTGAATGTTTTGTTTAATTAATTAAAGCAAAGGTATAATTTTTAATCAATATGTTTTGTGAATTTAATGTTTTTATTTAACTTTGTCGACAAAATAATAAGATAATGAAGTATTACTACAAACTACCAGTGCTTTCTGAAACTGGAAAGCGACTTCGCAAGTTTAATTCGCAGGCTATTCTTTCTCTTCGTCGAGCAGATGCTTATGCAAAGCGAATGGGGGCTGTGGCTTACCATTCTTCTAACGATGCGTTTGCTGGTGGTGTAGCTTTTCTTATCTTTGAGAAGGAACCTAACCCTGCGGTGTTCCGTGTCGCAACTAAGATTGATGACGAGCTATGCTATGAGCCTAATGTAAAATTGGACTCTGGTGTAGTTGTTGTCAAAAAGAACGAGTTGCCAAAAGATGACCCAGATTGTTTGTATGACTGTTCTAAATTGCTGTCTTGGGCAGATGTCCGTGATAGATATTCTTTGGCTACTTGGGCAAAGACAGCTAACATCACTGATGCTGATAAGATGACGGAGGATGCGCTTCGAGAAGAAATAACAAAGCGAATGAAGGATCGCAATTTTATTTCTTATCTTCGCATCTCAGATATGCCTGCGCCTGATTTAGTTCAATCTCATCAACTACGAAAGGGTAGTCGGGTGCATCTTCGTGCGGTTCGTCCTTCCGTAAAGGTCGCCTCTCGTGCGGTTACTGCTGAGCGTCAGCGCATGGCTCTGCCTATTATGAGTATTTCTTCCCTGCTTGACATCCTGACAGGCGGTAATACTGCTGTGGCAGCAGAGTGTGGTACCACGCCCATCTTCTTTGAATGGAAACGAAACTGGTATATCGGTGTTGACGTTCCTTGTGATGCTAATAAAGATATGCAGCTGATAGAAAGCGCGGCTTTTACTTTTATGCTGAATACAAAGAAACAAACGCTTGCTCGTGAAGCAGCTGACTTTGATGAGTATTGCAAGGAAGAAAAAGCAGAACGTGAACGTCTGATAGCAGAGAAAAAGGAAATTGATAGATTAAAAGGTAAGTGATAAGGCGAATTTTCAGTTCTTTCTATATTAAGTGTGAATATACTTAGAATTTAATCGCAACTGTCTGTGAAGATGGTTGCGATTTCTTTTTCTTTTTACCACAGATTTATGGTTGAGTCTGTGAAGGTGTCAAGTATTGAAACCTGTCCTTCATATCCATAGAAGTCTACGAGATAGTCCCTGATTCGCTCCTGTAGGTGGCGGTACTCCATCATGATTGCTGGACGGTGCGTTTGTCCGCCTGTTGGGTCCCATATAGCGATATATCTGTTGCGAAATCGTGCATTCTTACTCCTCTCTACATTTTCAGCCTTTCGCTTTCCGCCGACACCAATATCTACATATCGCATATAGTCGTTGTAATTGAATACCAGTGTAACATTTCCTGCTTGGTCTGCTCTTACTAATCTTGACTGAAACGACCTTGAACCGTCACCTGTAGAGTGGGGTAGTCCGTCTCGTTTGTTTGCTTCATTCTTAATTTTGTAGCCTGGATATATTTCTGTAGGCCAAACCTTCTGTGTGATAAGGTTGGCTTTTATTTGCATGTTCGTCTGCTCCATAAAGCGTCTTACGACTTTATTAAGCGGGAATATTGGATTTGAAATTGGCTGTGGCATAATGTTGTTTTAATGTTATAACGCAAAAATACTCAATGTTTTTCTTTGTTGTGGGACATCCTTTTGTCCCACCTTCTTTTCTAAAGATGTTTACTTTTGTTCTGAAATCATAGTTTATGTGTAGATATGGCAAGTACGAAACAAGCACAAGTAGTAATTACAGCGAATGCCACCACCGCAAAAAAGGTGATGGACGAGCTAAAAAACAAGGCTAAGCAGTGTTACAATCAAATGCAGCAGTTAGCACAGACTGGGCAACAAAATTCTAAAGCTTTTAAAATGGCTGAAAAGGATTTTAATGCCTATAATAATGCTATTGCGCATAATATTTCTGCAACAAAACGTGTTGACGAGGTAATGAAGACCCTTGCTGGCACTTCTACACGTGATTTAAAACGAGCACTTGGTGCTGCTAAGCGTGAGTTGAATGAGATGGCTGGCAATAATCCGAAACTCAAACAGATGCAGAAGAACATTGCTGCCATAAAGAATCAGATAGACAAAAATAACGGTTCTGTACGGACGCATAATAGCCTGTGGAAGAATGCTGTTAAAAACATAACGGCTTATATTGGTGTTTTTGGAGCGTTCAATTTAATTCGCTCAAAGTTACAAGGTGTTATTAGTGATAACTTAAAGTTCTCTGACCAGTTGAATGATATTCGTAAGGTTAGTGGCTTGACCACGGCGGAGGTAAATAAGTTAGCCGTAAATCTTTCTAAACTGGATACGCGCTCTACTATTCAGTCCCTGGCGCAAGATGCCTATGTGGGTAGCAAACTTGGTATGGGTAAGTATGGTGTAGAAGGCTTGGAAAGTTTCGTGAAGGCTGCCAATCAAGTAAAGGTCGCTTTGGCTGAAGATATGGGACCAGAGTCTTTGACTGCTCTTGCTAAAATGACTGAAACGATGGGACTTATTCCTAAGTTTGGTGTAGAAAAGTCAATGTTAAAGATTGGTTCTGCTCTTTTCAAGTTGTCATCTACGACCACGTCATCTTCTAATAATATTGTTGAGTTTTCTAAGCGTCTTGTTGGTACAGCGCGTGTTGCGGGTGTTACCACCGATCAATTGCTCGCTCTGGGTTCAGCTGCTGACTCTATGCAGTTGATGCCTGAAGTGGCTTCTACTGCCTTTACAAAGTTGTTTGTTGCTTTACAGAAGAATCACAACCTTATAGAAAAGGTCTTGAATATTGAGCCTGGTACTATCAATAGACTGTTCACTGCTGGACGCACGATGGATGCGGTGGTTCTTATTCTTGAGAAGATGAAGGCTAAAGGTAATATGAATGCCTTGCAAGATGCCTTTGAAAAGCTTGGTGGTAACGGTTCTCGTCTTGGTAATGTGATGGTTACTATGGCGAAAAATGTAGATATGCTGAAGGAACATCTCCAAACTGCTAAGGTGGCTTTTCGAGAAGGTACAGCGGCAACTCAAGAATATGAAATGCAGCAGGAGAGTGCGCAAGCTATTCTTGAAAGAGCTAATAATATGTGGGAGAAATCATTTGTTAATCCTAAAGGTGTAAGCGCTGTTAAGGATATGGCGCAAGCATGGTATGATTTCTCTAAATCGTTAACAGAGTCGTCTATCGTTACTCATAACATCAGTTTCTTTTTAACGATGCTGGCGGGAACTGTAAAGACTATTTTAACTTTACTTCCCGCTCTCGTTACTTTCTTTTTGTTTAAAGGTGTCTCTTTTGCCGTCTTAACGATTGTTGAAAGTTTTAGATCTATGAAGGATGCTATAATGGCATCTGCTATAGCCCAGCGTTTCCGTGCTGCTGCTGACCGAGAAGAAGCCGTAGCGGCTACGGAGGCAAAGATTGCGCAAGAAGGATTGAATAAAGCGTTATACTCTAACGTCTTTGGACTTGTGATAGCTGCTATAGTCTCACTTATTTATTACATCGTCGAATTTACAAGTAAGACAAAAGATGCAACTACAGAAATGAGTGAGTTGGACAAACAGGTAAAGAATACTGTTTCGTCTTTCACTGTTGAAAAGGCTACGTTGGATGCTCTGAAAGATAAAATCGATAAGGCTAATATAGGTACAAAAGCACGTGCTGATTTAATTAAAGAGTTTAATTCTAAATATGGCACGTACTTAGGTCACATGCTTACAGAAAAGTCTACGGCAGAAGACCTTGCTAAGGCTTATAAAAAAGTTGTCGATCAACTTAAGGAGAAAGCTGTGCAAGAAGGTATTGATAAATATCGTAAGAGTCATTATGATCCGTATGCACAATATGAGGTTAACCATTTGATTAATTATGATACTTTTGCTAAAAAGAACAAATTAAAAACGCGTGGTGCAGATTTGCGTCATATAGTAGAGGATGCAGGAAGGAATGGAGTATCACTTCATTCCTTGGCGATGTCTTTGGGTAAACGTTTTGGTTTAGATTCTGCTGCTGTTGAAGATTTGTATCGCTTTCGTTCTGGAGCACCAACGATGTCTTTTGATTCCTTTGGTAGATCTCAAGCAGTTATATCTGGTGAATATTATGCGTTTTTGCAGTATAAAAAGCGAGGTGAACAGTTCCTTAAAGCTATGAAATATGCTACGCAAGCCTATAGTAATAAGGGACGTTCTAAGGATGTGGCTAATGTTGAGTCTGTTTTGCGTGATAAAATAAATGTTGCTACGGATGACACTCCCGATAACAATGGTAGCTTAGATTTGGAAGCTCCTGATAAAGCGGCTATAAAAGCCGCAAGAAAAGCCGCACAGGAGGCTAATGCACGGAGAAAAAAGGAAGAGCGTGAAGCTCGTCAGGCTAAACGTTATGAACTAAAAGATGCTCAGGAAGATGTTAAGGCTATTGTTGACAATGTGAAGAATTATTACGACCGACAAATAACAGCTTTGTATAAGATTGCCTCGGCTACTGATATGGAAGAATCTTTGCGCGACCAATTAGAGGCTGGTATCAAGGCACGTATGAATATAGCTTTGTCAAATGCACGTAAGAGTATCGCTGACGTTAAAAATGATTGGAACGCTTTTAAGAAAACAATGGCTTCTGATTTGATAGAGCAGAATGATAAAGACGGATATAACGAGAGTAAAGTTTTGCTTGACCGTATTGGAAAGGTGAATATTGGTGTACTTCGTGGACGTATAACGCAGTTATCGAAAGATTTGAAACGTCCTGGTACTTCCTTGTTAGATCAAGTATGGCACAATGCTTCAAAGAATGAACAGGTTAACGCTAAGTCGGCTAATAAGGTTGAACAGGCACGTCGACAGAAAATCTTGGAGGATGATTATACTGGTAAAGTTGATAATGATTACTTAAACACCTTTGAGCAGTTAGCTTTCTCTCCCTTTGATGCTTTGCGTAGTCAGGCCATTTTAAGTGGTGGTGAGAATGCACGAGACATAATTCGAACACGTAATGCTTCTATTCAATCAATCTTCGAGAACTCACGAGCGAATTTTGACGCATTACAAATGTTGAATATTGACAGTATGGAGGGACGACAATCATTGCTTGATATGTTGTTTGGTTCTGAAGATGAACGCTCTTCTGCCGTTGTTGATCTTGGTATTCTCTTTGATACGCTCTCTGAAGGGGCAAAAGTTGGTGGTAAGGCTTCTGATGGTATTCGTCTTTTCTATGACACATTAATAAAGTATAATGATGATTATACTGATGCTTTGAAAAAAGCCGCTGACAGACAAGAGAAACTTTTGTCTTTCCGTTGGAACCATACTAATGAAAAGGCAGTCTTTGACTCAGAAGAGGTTCGTTTAAGTCAACAGAAGGAAGGTATTTTGCAGTTTACTGCTGATGCTGAACAAAGACGAGATGAAGGTGATAATACTACCGAAAATCATGGCGTATATGGTAATTGGGAAGTGTTACAGTCGTTTGGTACTGATCCAGAGGTTGAACTCTATAAGGTGAAGATGCAAGCCGCACAGGCTTATTACGAATACTTAAAAGCTGCTCATGCTGATGAAGCGGTACTTGCTTCAGCTGAGAAACGAGCACAAGAGGCAAGTATCGAATATACTAAATCGTTGGTTCTACAGATGAAGAACCGTATGGACGAACTTTATAGTTTGTTTGCACCTATAGAGTCCTTTGGTTCCGAGTTGGGAGAGTCTTTGGTATCTTCTGAAAAGACCGTTAAACAGGCTGTTGGCGGTATGATAAATAGTTTCTTAAAATTGACTGTAAACATGATGCAAGAGACTATCAAACGTCGTATGTTTCAGTTGATAAATGACCGTCTTGTTAGTACACAGATGGCTGCTTCTGCGAAGGAACAGGAAACTATTGAAATGTCTAAGCAGGAGAAATTTTCCGCTATAGATAAAGGAGGTCAGAAGGTTCGTAAGATGTCTTTCAAAGAGTTTGCTCAGCAAATCTTTGGATTAAAGAAAAAGAACAAGAAAAAAGAAGTGTCTATTGAGACGGATGGAGTTAAGGATGAGCGTAAGGTGCAAAAGAAAGGCGTTAAATCTTTATTGAAATCCATTAAGAGTAACTTCGCTTCTTTATTTCGTACAAAGAAGAAACAGAAAAAGCAAGAAAGGAAACTTGAAGAGAAGAGCGGTAAAGAAACGCTTGAGGTTAGTAAAGAGGCTGAGATTGCAAAGCAAACCTTAACAGAGGCTTCTGGTCAGACGATACAACAGTCTTTGGATAAAACTGCTCAGACGGCTATCCAAACTCAGAAAACGCAGGCTGCTGAAAGCGTACAAACTAAGTCGGGAGAAACTCAAGCGAAAACAGCCATGGGTATAACCAGTGGTGCAGCTGATATTATTGGTAAACTTGGTTGGTGGGGTATCCCTCTTGTTGCTGTTATTACCGCATTGTTGAACGGATTGCTTTCAGCTGCTATGGGTAAAGTCTCTTCATTGTTTGGTGGTGGTAGCAAGTCTTCTGATGCTTCAACGAATACTAAACTTGTTAGTGGTATGTTGACCTATGATGCTGGTAACGTTCAAGCCTTCCGAGGTGTCAATGATGGTAAGACTTATCCTGTAGTGGGCAATGACGGACAAGTGTATGCAGCTACAGAAGCAGGTGAGCTATCGACGGGATTGATTAAAGACCCTATTACCACGCTTATTAATGGTCAGCCAGCATTGGTTGCTGAACGTGGCCCAGAAATGGTTATCGGACGTGAAACTACAGCAGCATTGATGATGGCTCGTCCTGACTTGATTTCAGAGATCGTTCGCTTTGACAAGAACCGAAGCGGTATGAGTTATAGGGCTTATGATAGTGGCAATGTTGCACAGTTCTCTGTTGCTGATTCTGCTGGTCAGCAAGCACAAATAATGGAGTTAGGTGCTACTATAGCACAGCTGTCTTCTGTTCTTTCTGAACTTCAGAAGAACGGTATCAAGGCGCATGTAAATAAATTTGGACGTGGCGGACTGACTGATGCCGCTGCTGACGGTCGTCAGTTTATGTCACGTTACTCAAAGAATGGCCGATACGAATAAGTAAGACTCTTGTTTACTACATAATATTTTTATTTTGTTTATGTGAATCACCTCCGTAGTCCGTGATGGATAACGGAGGTCTTTATTCATAAGTCATTACTTGTGTCGTAAATGTATTATTTGTAGTTTTATAAAACTTAAATAAGAGAAATTTTTTCTGTTAGTCGTTCTATAATATCCATTAGACGTTTCTTTTCAGCATCAAACCTTGTCTGGCATTCTTGTCTGATCCTATTTTCTTCTTCCTTATGCTTTCTTTCAATCTCTTTTAATTGACGTTCGTATAGAAGTTGGATTCTTGTTATTTTACTTTCATTTTCTTGAGAAGTTTGATGGTCTTTCTCGTTGTCTCTTGGAGATTCCAGTATTTCAGGATTTCTTTTGATAAGTTCTGTATTAGTAGCATTCTCATTTGTGTTATTAATACAAACAGTGTCAACAAATGGAGGTATTATACTTGTTCTTTTTTCTATAATAGTTTCACTTGATATATTTCCCTTGCTTTTATATTTTTCTATTCCGGTTTTATCTGGCTGGAGACTTGATAGAATAATGTCAGCATTAGGCATTTCTTTTATCTTTTCTTCGTCATAGAAGAAGGCTCCTATTGGAATGCTAAATGTATTACATAAACGTAAAATTGCTTCAACGTGCATAGGGATACTTCCCTCCATCCATTTTTTTACACTTCCATAGTCTTTTGTTCCTAATGCTCGTAAAACATCTTTTTTCGTCTTTTGATTAACTTCCATCCATTGTAGAAGGAAATTGTAATTGTAACGGTATTCCATATTTTAAATTTTATTGTTAAATAATTG